TAAAGCGGTAGGGTCATTACTAAAACCAAAGTCCAATCCGTAACCTATAAGCTTGGCATCTATATCAACTGCACTAACTACGTTATAATCTCTAAAAATTACACCTTCAAGTTTACCCGTAAGCCCACGAGCATAAACCTTGTAAAGTTCTGGGTCTTCGATTGCCTCAATCTTATCGTGTATTTTTTGGTCAAGGAAGGTATTGTGCCTATGGTCGCTAATTATAAGCGTAACGTTTGGCTTACCTATTAAATCGGTATGTACCCAAAATTCATTGTTTGGGTTATAGTCAATATAACTCCGCTTCTTTGTACGGATATATAACTCATCCCATATTATTTTATCTACACCATTTGCCTCGTTTAAGAAAAGATAATCCCTTTTACCCTGTTTAGCATCCTGTGAGTCGTCATAACTTTTAAATTCTATTATAGAACCATTTACAAAAGTAAATACCCTATCCGATTTATTATATTCTAAAATGTAATTAGTTAATCCTTCGGTCTGCTCTATTATATTATGAGCATCTCTTATTGGCCCAACTTTTAAGTTAGGTATGTCTTGACCTGCGACAGTTATAATACACCTGTCATTTTCTATTGCGTGAAGGAATAAATTTTGAAGTATTGAATAAGTTTTACCGCTACTTGTACCTCCCTGATTAATTATAATATCAGTTTCAGCATTTCGGTTACTTAAAAATACATCGGTAGTTTTAAACATCTGTTTCTCTATTTGCTAAAGGTACTCCGCTTGTTATTACTTGTACTTGTATTTTCCCAGTAAGTTCTGTTTTGTTTGTAGTATCTACTGTTTCCTTTGGCTTACCATAAACACGAGTAAGCAAAGTTTCTAAACTATAAAGGCTACCCTTCTCTAAGCTTTTACGCATAGCTGCTGCTATCGTCTTTTCAAGTATTGTTGCCTTCGGGTTATCCCATATTGTTTTAAGTTCCTCCAAGTCCATTGACATCATAGCCTGTATAGTGTCGTTTATCTCAGCAAGTTTATATCCCTGCTCTTTAAGTAGGCTTACATACTTACGGGGTCTGCCGTTTGGATTACCTGACTCCCCCGCTTCAAAAGGTTTTGCTCCTTGTGGTATTACTCCTTTTTCAAATGGCATTACTGATATATTTCTGTTATTTAATATAATTTAAAAACTCGTGTCTTGCTTCTCCATTTTTGAAAATACCTAATAATTTAGATGTAATAGTCCAAGTGTCGTGTTTCTTAACTCCCCTCATACACATACATAAGTGTTGTGCTTTTAATGATACTGCTACACCTTTAGGGTCTAATTCTTCCATTAACCTTTCAGCTATCTGTGTTGTTATACGTTCTTGGTTTTGAAACCTATTAGCATATAAGTCTACCGTTCTTGCTAACTTTGATAAACCTACTATTTTATTATTAGGTATATAAGCCACCGCAGCCGTACCAAAAAATGGTGCAGTATGATGTTCGCATAAAGAGTAAAAAGGAATATCCTTTTGGATAATCATTTCATCTGTACCTTCCCCATCAAAAGTAGTAAAGTTAAATTCTTTAGGTTCTAAGAATTCCCTCATAAACTTAACATATCGTTTAGGGGTTTCTTGTAACCCTTCTCTTTGTGGGTTTTCTCCTAATTCTTCTAAAATGTGTTGAAAGTGCCATTCAGCAGTAAATGGTTCATACTCTTTTAAACTCCTGTTTTCTTGTTCCATATTTCAATATGTAATCGGTTAGTAAATTTTAAATAATTATTTTTAGCTATTTCTGCTACTATTTCTTTTGAATTTATTAATTCTTCTTGGCTGCTTCCCGATGGCATTAACCATACCTTATTTATATCTACAATGTCTAAATAAAATTTTTTAACTTCTTCCCAATCTTTATCAGTTGTTAATACAAATTTAAATGCAGTATTGTATTTATTTAAGGTAGCAATAGCAGTTGTGTTATATGTTTTTAATAATGGCATTCCACTATTTGCTAACTTTGGACTACAATTCCATTGATTAACTAAATTGGTTAAATCTTGTCTTGGTTCTATACTTCCATTTGTTTCTATCTCTACATAACAATTAGGGTTATAATTACCTCTAACATATTTGATAAATTCTATAACATTAGGTTGTTGCATTAATGGTTCTCCACCTGTTACAATTAAATTAGCTCCTTTTCTTATTGCTTCTTTACAATCATTTGGCAATATCTCATTAAATTGTTTTGCTCTGCTTTTCATCCATACCTCTATGGTATCACATCTCCAAGTTGCTCCGTCGTGTAATTTACCATCTCTTTGAGTTCCTTCTCCACCACACATTAAGTTACAACCTCCTAACCTAACAAACACAGCAGGATAACCAGTAGTAGGTCCTTCTCCTTGTATTGAATAAAATACTTCACTAATTGATAGCTTCATAGATAACGTTTGATGTTTTTGTTTCTGCCAATTCTATTTTAACTATTGGCAAATGAGTTTTAATTTGATTAAATATCCATAGTGCCATATTTTCTGCACTTGTTTCAAAAGGTAATTGAATGTAAGGTTCGTTTAACATATCTAAAGCATTGCACAAGGTATCTTCTTTATGCAATAATAAATAATGGTCATATTGTTTTATAATAGGTTCAACTATTTTATCTATGTCACTAAATAGCATTGTAAGTCCATTTGTTAATTCATTAAATTTAAAATGACATATAACATTATAAGTGTGCCCATGTAATCTTCCGCATTTCTCTCCTGCTTCTTTATTTCTATGAGCAGCGTAAAAATGATATTTTTTTTCAATTTTCATTTTTATATAATTTTAATTTTTTAAATATAACCCAATACCAAAATAACCCTCCTAACATTTTTAAAAGTATTTGTCCAATACTAATTTTTATATCTACAAAGCTAAATGCTATTAATTGAAAAACAATACTATCTGAAATAATTCCTATTAAATCGCTTCCGTTTACTTTTATAAAATAATTACTTTTTATAAATGTTTGGTAAAATATACCAGCTACTATTTGTGCTGAAATAAAACCAAAAGCAGAACCTAAAGCAATATTAATAGATTGTTTATTAATTAAATAAGTTATAAATGATGCTACAATAACTAACGTTCCTAATTTTAATATAAGTTCTTTGCCCTTCCATTGTTCATGAAACATACATCTTAATACAAAATCAAATGGTATTAGAAACAATGAAGTAAATATTAAACCTTTTGGCCCAAACCAAAGTATAATAAAGTTTGAAAATATGAATGCTATTAAATATAAACTAATCTTGGCTACCTGCATAAATGGAATATTGTTTCTTTAATAATTCACCAGCTAAAGCATATTTAGAATAATAATCTAATCTCTTTGGAGTAACCTCCATCCATTTTATTAAAATATTTTCTATTTCTGTTTTATATCTTTCTAACAAACTATCTATATTTATATTAGAGTTTTTGCAAGAATATGTTTTATCCCCGTCATTAAACTTTATTACTCCATATCTATTTACTTGTTGCCAAGAAGTAGAATCAGCTGAACTGCAAAAATTTAATTCTTTTAACAATTTATTTTCAGTACATCCTAATAAATGTATATCAATAGAAGGTTTTTTATTTTTAATATAATTAGCAATCTTAGTTGTATAGTTCTTTTGTCCTAAATGTCTTAATTCTGGAACTGATATTGCAATATAGTTTGAAAACTCTATCATTCTATCTAAACCCTTTTGCCCATCTTCTTTGTGGAATACATTTATTATCCTATTATTAGGTAAATCTTTTATCATTCTTTCCCTATAATTCCATGCACTTTCAACTCCTAATATTTTTTGACAATCAACTTCTACACAAGTAGATTTTACTTTATTATTATTTACAAAATCAACTAAAGAATTGTACCATAAATCTACATCATTTTTATTTCTTTTGCCAGCATGTGCACCAAACATTAAAGTAAATAAACCCGAATCCATTATAGAATGATTACTTGCATTGTTTAAATATTTTATAGATTCAGTAGTACAAGTTTTCATTTTCATGGGTTTAATGTTTAACTCATGAGCAATAAAAGGAAATACAGTAAATTAAGAATAATTTATTTTACCACATTTATGTAATATTTCTGCAAAGTCTTGATTTTCTAACCCAGCAAAATGTACTTTTATATTAGATTGATTTGGAACTATCATACACTAATTTTTGCGCCGTTCTCATTGTCTTCTAATACTTCACAGCTTATTAATTTAAATCTATTTAAAAGAGTTTCAGCAATTGTTTCGCAACTTTGATTACCATAATCATACTCAGATTTACTATATTTTTCCATCTCTCTTTTTAGCATTATTATTTCAATATCCCTTTCGTTATGAAAAACTTCTTTTTCTGCAGTAACGTAAAATAAATGTCTGTGTGGTGTTTTCAAAAAAGAAACTTCTTTAATAGGGCATTCTTTCCAACAATGTATTGCTTCAAAGTTGTATTTAATTATTATACTTTTTTTCATAATCCTAATAAATTATAGATTGCATCTTCTGGTGTCTTGCCGTGTTTTAATAACTCGGCTTTAACTCTATCACATTCTTCTAAGGTAAATTCTAATATTATTTTACCACTTGGTAATTTTTCATCTTGATTATTTTCTTCAAAAAAATCATCTAAATTAATATTGGAATCAAAGTTAGGGATATTCAATCCCCATTCTTCAAGTTCTTCAGCATCCCAATTGTTAGCAAGGTCATCCCAATCCCACTCCCCATAACCTATATTGTCTTTAACTATAAATTCCTTTTGTTGCTGCTCGGTTAGTTCACTTGCCTTAATAATTGGTATTTCTTTAAGTCCTGCTTCATTACAAGCCTTTAATCTCATATTGCCACCAAGCACAACCATATCGTCATTTACTACAATAGGTCTAAGGTTTAGCATCTGAGGGAACTCATTAATTGACTTTACTAATTTTACAAACTTATCATCCTTAATTATTCTTGGATTGTTAGGGTTTGCTTTTACTTCGTTAATTTTTACTTTTTGTATCATAGTATTCCATTTATTATATCGTTTGCTTCGTCTATTGCATCTTCTTGGTCAAGGTATGTATCTACGTCTGCTATATGTTTGTTAATTAAAGTTTCTGCCATTGCATAAGTGTAATGTCCTATCGTGGTCATATCATCACCGTTTTTACCCGTCTTACATACTGCAAGGAAATAAGCTTTGTGCGTAAGGAGTAGCCATATAGCGTTTAATTTTCTCATCTGCCTTGACCTTTGTATGCTTTGGGTCTTGGGTTATGTTTATTATAGGACTTCTTTGCAGAGCCTCGCTTACGCTTTCCGAAGTTTACCTTTGAACTATTTTCTTTAATCTTTGCCATAATTCTTTGCGTGTATGTCTTTTAGGAACTCTTTATATTGTTTTTTGTCTCCGTATTCT